GACGTTTCAAATACTGCAGGTGTTGATCTTATCTTTCAGCCAAACCCCGCTGGCGCCGAAGTTGAAAACACTGATCCTTTGTATAATCGTCGAGATCAGCGCGATGAAAGCGATCTTTCTTTCATTAAAAGACTTTGTGATGACGAAGGTTTATCTGTAAAGATGACGGATCAGCAATTGGTTATTTATGATCAAGGCACGATGTCATACCAAGACCCAAGCGTAACTTTTACTCTTGGTGAGTCAAACGTTGTTTCTTATGACTTCGAAGAAGAATTGATCGAGTTATACAATAAAGCGATTGTTTCTTACAGCGACCCGAGAACTGGAAACTTAAACACCTTTGAATATACCGATTCAAGCATTACCAACGGTCAAACATTAAAAATAATTCGCAGAACGGAGTCATCACAAGAAGCCGAGAGAATAGCTAAAGCCGCATTGAGCACTAAGAACAGAAGAAAGATCACTTGCAACTTAGTTTGCGTCGGTTCGGTGTCGTTAGTAAGTGGCATCACTGTTTACTTATCAGGGTTTGGTGACTACGATGGCAAGTATTACGTGCAAAAATGTGAACACAATGTGCAAAACGGTTATACTTCATCGTTAGAAATGAACTATGTGGGGGCGTCTTAATTGTTTGGTGAAGATAAAATAAACGAAATTCAGTCGATATTGATGAACGTTTTTCGTGTCGGTAAAGTCACAAGCGTTGACGCCACCACGGAACGAGCTCGCGTCTTGTTCGACGACCGTGACGAAACAGAGTCCTATGATCTGCAGGTTATTGTTCGCAATACAAAGCTAAATAAAGATCATGCCATGCCGGACTTGGATGAAGATGTGTTGTGTGCATTTTTGCCGGTTGGTGTCGAGCAGGGATTTATTCTTGGTAGCTTTTACACTGATTTAAACTCGCCCCCTTCGCAAAGTGAAAATATTAGAAAGGTTACTTTCTCAGACGGCACCATTGTCGAGTACGATCGTAAAAACCATAAGCTAACAGCCAGTGTTCAGGGCGATATTGACATTGCTGCAACTGGAAACCTAACAGCCAATATTGGCGGAAATGTAACAGCAAACGTTGGCGGTGATGCAAGCTTGTCAGTCGATGGGGCTCTTTCTGCTAATGTAACTGGCAATTCTGACATCACAACCCCTCAATTAACGCTTAACGGCAATCTGATTGTGACGGGAACAACCACGACAGCTGGATTAACGACTACAGCCGGCCTGTCTTCTTCGGGCGGTGGCGGGGTTAGCGTTGAAGGTGACATGAACATCAATAATGGTGATTTAACTGTTGATGGTATATCGTCTAAATCTCATACGCACGTTGACGCAGAAGGCCGTCAAACTAGCACTCCACAGTAGGTGATAAAATGATTGGCACTCTAGGAGATGTTGTTTTTCAAGTAAGCACTGAAAAAGTGTTTACATTTCAAAGTCTGCAGCGCACTGGTCGAGCTCGTTATCAAAAGCATAATGTCATAAGTACCAAGCCTGTATTAGAATTTGTAGGAGACGACTTAGACGAAATACCGTTAACCATTACGCTTAACCAGAATCTTGGCATAAAAGTGGTTAGTGAGATAACCAGGTTAAGAGACTATAAAAGCAATGGTGAACGTCTCGCATTAATTATCGGTGGTCGTGTTTTTGGCTACTTTGTCATTGAAGAAGTGCAAGATTCTTGGGACAGAGTGTCAAACCGTGGTGAATGCATGCTAGCCACCGTCAATTTGAACTTAACGGAGAGTGTGGACTCATGACAGAAGTTTTGGTGCAGCCAACAGAAAGAATCAATTTTTCACCCTCAAGCACGGTTGAAGAAGTCATTCAGAATGTTGGCACATTATTGGCCACGGTGAGGTATTCAGTCCCTTTTGATAGAGAATTTGGTCTTAACCCTGAATACTTGGACGACCCAAGCATTGTCTCGCGTTCCAAGCTGATAGCTGATATTGTGGAAAAAATTAATAAGTACGAGCCTCGCGCAACTGTTTTGTCTGTTGATTTTGAAGAGGACGGAGAGCAAGGCATATTAAAACCAACAGTGAAGGTTGATATCGATGACTAACTTACTTCCTACTATTCCAGACGTTGATTTTGTTGAAACTGATGATCAGACCGTTATTGATAACATCATTGACGGATATGAAGAAGTTAGCGGCGAATCACTTAGTGACTCAGATCCTCGTCGTCTTTTCTTGCTCAGCATTGCTTACATCATTATTAATCAACGACAGCAGATCAATGCAACCGGTAAAGGAAATTTGCTCTATTACGCAGAAGATGAACAGCTAGATGCAATAGGTCAGATGCGAAACACAGAGCGAGAAGATGCTCAGGCAGCAGTCACAACTGAGAGATTCACATTGTCAGCAGTAAGATCAAATAGTGTCGGCATACCGCAAGGCACCCGGGTAACCGCTGACAATCAGCTTTACTGGCAAACCACTGAATCAGCCACCATTCAAAGCGGAGAGCTTTATGTTGACGTTCCTGTTGAAGCAATGACAGCCGGAGAAGATGGCAACGGCATTGCAATTGGACAAATAAATAAACTCGTTGATCCGATCGCTTACGTGCAAACCGTATCAAACATTGAAGTGACTGCCGGCGGCGCAGCGAGTGAAGATGATGAGTCATATCGATACCGCATTTACCAAGCACCGACTGGGTTCTCTATTGCTGGTCCTGTCGATGCCTATAAATTCTGGTCGTTAACTGCAAACTCATCCATTATTGATGTGGCCGCAACAAGCCCAAGCAGTGGCGTTGTTGATATCAGACCGTTACTTACTGATGGCGGAATTCCGAACCAAGCGATCCTCGATCAGGTTTATGACGTTCTTAGTGAAAACACGATCCGACCTTTAACAGATTTCGTCCAAGTTCAAGCGCCGGGTGTCATTAACTATGACATCGACTTGACCTATTACATCAATACTGATGATTCTGCTAGCGTATCTATAATTCAACAAAGCGTAACAACTGCGGTTGATGAGTTCGTTTCATGGCAAAAGGCAAAGCTTGGACGTGATGTTAACCCTGATCAACTTATTTACTTGTTAAAAGGCGCAGGCGTTAAGCGCATTGATATAATCTCACCCACCGCTCAAATTATTGATGAAACTGACGTGGCAATCGCCGTTAATGTCACGGCTAACTATGGCGGACTAGAAGATGAGTAACAAAGAAGATGTGATCATTCTTGATGTTGCGCCAAGTAGCATTAAGACCGATCAGCAAGTTCTTGATATGTGCGAGGCGATACAGCCTGAGTTAAATTCCGTTAATGATCTTATACCTGAAATTGATATCTACGGTCGAATTGATGAGTTACCTGAGCCCATTCTAAGAATGCTTGCTTTAGAGCACAGGGTTTATCAAGACGAATGGAATCTGGCGAAAACGATAGAGGCCAAGAGAGAGCTTGTAAAAAACTCTTTTCTACTCAACCAGCGTCGCGGTACTAGATGGTCAATTGAACGAATATTCGATCTATTAAATATAACGGCAACAATTCAAGAGTGGTTTGATTATGGCGGCGATCCTTTTTCTTTTAGAATTAGTATTTACGACATTGAAGATCGAGGTTTAACTAACGATGAATTAGAGACAGCTTATAGGCTAGTAAACCGATATAAGCCGCTAAGATCTACTATTGAATCAGTTGATATTTCTGTAAAATTAGATGACGTGAATGCCTACACCTGCGCATTTGTTACTACCAATATTGTGATCGATATTGAACCGGATGATGATGTGTACACCGTTGAAACTAATGTTTCTTACTTTGCTGGCACCTCTGGTACAATGAACATCATTTCTAATACTTACCCTATGAATGACGGAGCTGATTAAATGGCATCAATACTCACGAACACAGGCAGAATTAAGCTGGCAACCGCAACGCCAGAAGATCAGCTTAATGTCACTCAAATTGCCGTTGGTGATGGTAATGGTGGCTTTCCAGAACTAACGCCTGATATGACAGGCTTAACCAATGAAGTTTGGCGAGGAACCGTATCCCTTCCGATTCGAAGTAATGATGACACCACGATCATTTTCGAAGGATTTATTGCCTCATCTATTGGTGGTTTTTACGTTCGAGAAGCGGCGATCTTTGATGAAGATGGTGACATGATTGCCATTGGACATACAAGCGAAATAGAGAAGCCAGACCCTAACTCAGGTAACCCGGCATCATTATCAATTCGTTTGCACGTTGCGTTATCAAGCGCTGAGCAAGTTGACTTAATATACAACGATGACCCTACCATTGATCACAACGGATTAAGTGGCCGAGAGGATGCTGATTCGCATCCAGCCAGCGCTATTTCAACAGAAGCATTAGCCGGAATTAGTCAATCTGAATCCGATGTGGCTAGCATTTTAGCTTTATTAAAAACAGCTGCACTAAGGGATGCTCAAACCTCAAAAACTGACAGTACAACAAATGCTTTACTTGCAGTTGGCGCTTTTGGTCTGGGTAGTACATTACCAACAATTGATGATTGGGACGACACAGAGTTACAAACTGGCATTTACCGACCCAATAATAATGCGACAGGTGACAGACCAACTGGAAACGCAGGAAGTGTCCTTATTCATTGCCGTTCTACAGACACGCTTCAGTCTCAAATTTGCTTGCAGTCTAACAGTTCACAGCCAAGGACTTATAGACGCAATTATAACGCCACTGATGGTTGGGGAAGTTGGGTTGAGTTGTTAGATTCTGACACTAATCATAACGACATCGACGGACGTTCTGAAGCCAACGCCCACCCTGCAACATCAATTCAGACTAGCGCACTAACTGGCCTTGGTGTTACATCAAACTCAACCGTTCAAGCCGTCCTCGCATTGTTGAAATCGGCGGCAAAGGTTGAGATCCAGACGTCAGAAACAGATTCAACTGCAGGGCGAGCTTTAATTCTTGGCGCCTTTGGGTTGGGCAGTTCTGCTATACCAACAGTTGGAAATGTTGATGACACCGATCTTAAAACAGGGATATATCGCCCTAGCAATGAAACCGGAACCTTACCTTCAAACAATGCTGGTTCTGTATTAATTCATGTAAGAACGACAGCAACAATACAGTCTCAGTTGTTCCTCCAATCGAATAACAACTTTCCTAGAACATACCGAAGAAATTACAGTTCATCCGGCTGGGGAGATTGGGTTGAAGTATTAGATACGGGCAATGCAGCTGCGGACATGGTTAGTTCTGATAGTTTGTCTAATGTTAATTTTAATGGTGGAACTGTTCAGGACGCCCTAAACGCACTTGATTTGGTAGTAGGAAATATCGATGACGAAGTAGGCTGCATCAAATACTTCATCACGACCGTTACCCCAACTGGTCGCTATATTAAAGCCAATGGTGCAGCAGTAAGCCGAACTGCTTATGCTGATCTGTTTGCTAAGGTTGGCACGTTCTGGGGCGAAGGTGACGGTTCAACCACGTTTAACGTCCCAGATCTTCGCGGTGAATTTATCCGAACGTGGGATGATGGCCGCGGCCTTGACGCTGGCCGTTCGTTTGGTGTGGTTCAAAGTGGTCAAATTGAAGCTCACACTCACGGACTTACAAATGAAGGCTCAGCACAAGCAGGTAGTGATAACGGTGGTGCCCCTATAAGTAGCAGCACTGGATATACCACAACCAGAGAACTTTCTGATACCGAAAGCTACGGTGGAAGCGAAACCCGACCACGCAACATTTCATTAATCGCTTGGATTCGATATTAAAAGGAGAGCAAAGGTGAAAATTTATCATTATCACTTCAAAACAGGCGAATTTTTATCTACTGGGGAGGCCGATGCCGACCCCATGGTTGAAGGTAATTATTTAATCCCTGCTAACGCAACCACAGAAGAACCGCCAGAAGCCGAAGAAAACAAAGTTCGAGTTTTTGTTGATGGTTCTTGGTCTTTGGTTGATGATTATCGCGGAACAAAGTATTGGACCGACTATCAAACCAGTTTTACTATTTCTGAAATTGGCGTGACGGTTCCAGACGATGCTTTTTTAGAGCAACCTGATAAACCAGAATTGACCGATGAAGAGTTGTCAGAACAAAACATGAAGTTTCGGGAGCAGGCTTACTCAAATGCGATGACAGGCAGCGATCGTCACTTTATGGAGGCAGCACGAAAACGCGCATCAGGTGATGAAGACGGTGCGGCTGAATCAGAAGCGCTAGGTCTCGCCAGAGTGGCGGAAATTAAAGAACAATATCCAGTTTAGGGAGAGGGTTAATAATGGCAGGTTCAATAGTTACCGAAGTTGGTTTAACTAAATTATCAAGCGCTTCACCGCTTGATCAATTAAAAATAACCACGCTCGCTGTTGGTGATGGTAATGGTGGTTTTCCCGATTTAAATTCAGGAATGACCGAGCTTACAAACCAAGTCTGGAGCGGCGTTGTATCAAACCCAATACGAGACCCAGAGAACGAAAATATTCTAATTTTTGAAGCTTATATTCTCTCAGAGGATGGTGGGTTTACAATTCGAGAGCAAGCAATTTTTGATGAAGATGGCGACATGATCGCTATCGGCCACACCGCTGAGATAGAAAAACCGGAACCAAGCAGTTCTATTGGCGTTACTGTCACAATGCGCATGCACATTGCCCTAAGCAATGATGAGCAAGTGGAACTATTTTATACAGACACTCCACAAACTCATCATAATTCTCTAACCAATCGTGATGATGAAGATTCCCACCCAGCTAGTGCAATAAGCACTGATGACAATAGCAATGTTCAGGAAAAGCTTAATTATATCAGTCAGCATAGTAACCTTAATGGCCTTGATGATGAAGATTCCCACCCAGCTAGTGCAATAAGTGCAGATTCTGGCCTAACAGTTCAGGAGGAGCTAGACCAAATAAATGAAACTTTATCAGATGGCAGTATAGGAACAAGCAACGAAACCGAAATCTTAATATGGAGTGGCATTTAACATGGCATCATATACGCCTTTTTTAGAGTACGCATCAAGCCCGGACATTGGCACAGCAACAGAATTAATTAGCAGTTCGGAAGATATTAAAATCGTATCAACCATCATTATTGCAAATGGTGGTTCTTCTTCAGTAAGTGTTGATATGTACTTGGCTGATAGTGTCGGCAACAAGTTGGTTAACATCTTGTCGGGCTATTCAGTTGGTACTGGTCGCTCTCAAACGCTTGATGTTAACTCGTTAAACTTGCCAGCAACTTATAAAATTATGGTTGTTTCTGACGGACAAAATGTGGATTTTTGTGCGTCAGGCGTTCAATTGTCAAATCAATGAAAGGGTGGAATAATGGCAACATACAGTAGCTTTTTAAACTACGTTACAAGCCCGGCAACGACTGGATATAACACTTTACTCGATGTAATCGCAAACGATCGGACAGTGGCAACGTTTGTTATCTCAAATAATGGCATATCTGCGGCAAGTGTTTCGATTACTGTCCACGATAGCGATGGAGATAAATTGTTCACACTATTGCCATCCTACTCTTTGGAAGCATCGGCATCGCAATCTATTGACGCTCGATCCATTAACGTTCCGTCGGGTTATCAAGTCATGGTTACGTCTGATAGCGCCGATGTTGATGTTTGCGCATCCGGTGTCATAGCGGAGAATCAATCATGAGAGATAACCGCGATAAAAACAAATACAGCATGCACGACATGAAGCAAATCAACGTTGTCGATACAGCATCAAAGGCGCTACAAAGCATTGTGTATTACCCACTTAATCAGGGCGTTTACGCAATGGGTCAAGTGGTTATCAATAGGGCTCAGGGCGTTTACGCAATGGGTCAAGTGGTTATCAATAGGGCTCAGGGTGTGCATGGTATGGGTCAGGTTTTATTTAATCGCGCTCAAGGTGTTAGCGCAATTGGGCAAGTTATTTTTGTTAGAAATTTAGTGGGAGCGTAAACAATGGCAATTTTAGATTTTTGTACTGGCATTAGTCAGGTTGTGCGAAATGAGTCAACAAACACTGGTAGCTCGACAGGTGAGGGATATTCACTTGAAAGAATTTCCATTTTTGGGCAAGATACGTCACTTTCAGATCGTAAAATTTACCCTTCAAATGTTACGACCGATTACTTTTGGTTGTCATTTATTTTTGATGGGTATTCAAATTGGTTAGAAAATGACGCACTTATTTTAAATAAATCTGAGTCGCCATTTTTTAAAATGTCCTTGACAACTAGCGAGGGAATGGATTTTAAGGTTTTAAATTCAAGTGGAGATTTTGATACTATAATTCAGTTTGAAAAAGGTACGGAATACACAAGCGCAGCAAGTCCTATAAGAATCGACATTGAATTTAATGCGGACTCGTCTGGATCTGTCAATATATATGTTGATAGAGCCTTGTCAGGTGCTTACTCGGGCGATCTTTCTCATTTGTCTGGGGATTCTATTAGCTCAATGGAAATGGGTTACTCTAGCGATGTTAATTCGTTCACCACTTACTGGTCAAATATATTTTTTGCTGACGAAGATACAACCGTTTTAACTATGGTTCAAAGCCAAGTGACAGGCGATGGGACTTATCAAGAGTTAAACGGGTCTTATGAAGATGTTGAGTGCATTGCTAAAACTGGCGATAATAGCTCTATCATGTCAACGACTAGCGGCCAAAAGTCATCGTTCACTTTGCAAGACCGAAGTGGTGATATTTCCACTGGCACGATTGCGGCGGTTGGTGTTTATTGCCGTATTAACCAAGATACATCAGGCGGGGATCAAGCTCGCATGTTTTTAACTGATGGAGCGGGTAATGAAACTTACACGGATTATTTCACAGTCGATCAATACATCACGCCGCATCGTTTGCTACTGACTACAGATCCGAATGGTGGCGGTAATTTTGACCTTTCGGATGTTTATAATTACGAAGTTGGGATCGAAGTTTCGCAAAGCTAATAAAAAGGGCCGTTTGGCCATTTTCTTTTATTCTTGGTCTTCCTCTTTCGGGACGCATTTTTCAATGCATTACACTGTCTCTTTGTTAATTTTTGAAGTCGATAGAAAATGTTGGGAATGAACCTGACATTAAAAATTAAAGGTGGCGTAAAAAACTAACACAATTAGAACATTGAATTTACACGAGATTAAGTTGGTGTATTATTGAGCTATAATACAATGATAATCAAGGCTAGGTATGGAGGACTTTTCAAAGGCTATCTTTTACTATAGAGAGCATATAAAAATCGTCCTTCAATTGTGCTTCTTAATAGTAATGATTATTGGATTAAAGGTAGGATTCAGGCATGAGAGAAGGCTCAACAATAAGTACGAGTGTCCAAAATGTGGCGGGCGGTTCAGCATTCACGTCCGGCACGATCGCGGCATTCATGGAGACAC